GGCCGGACTTGAGCCCGAAGCGTCGGGCGTTGCGTGAGATCCAGCCGTACTCACTGGCCGGACCGAGATCGGCAGCCATGCCACGGGTGTGGGCCGACGGTCGGCCGGACACCCGGCCCACACCCTTGCGCTTGAGGCGCTGTTGTGTCCCCAGGTCCCGGAAGCCGGAGGTCACCCGGACCCTCGGGTTGGCAGCCATCATGGCATCGACGCGCTTGCGCGCATCGGGATGCAGCCCCGCCGTCGAGGTGCCGCCCAGTGAGCCGTAGTCCCCAACATCCCCCACATCACCGCTGCCGAGCAGGTTCTGGAGGACGCCCGAGCCACCCCAGCCGACGACACCGGCACCGAGCGAACCGAGCCCGGTGCGCTCGGCCAACTGCATGATGATCTCTTCGATCGTGTCGGGCAGGTATTGCATGTACGACAGCGCGCCCGTCCCCATGGCCGCAGGCAGCACCTGGTTCAGCAGGTGCCCGGTCAACTCGGAGAAGAACTGGTTGGCCTGCTCCTTGTTGGCGTACGCACCAGACATCTGCCCAGCCAAACGGAAGCCCGTGCGCGTCTCGGCCGCGCTGGCCTTGAGGCGCGTGTATGCCACCGACTCGGTGGTGGCCGCAGAGGTGGCCGAGAACAACTGGTCCACCTGGCTCTGACTCTTGTCACCCTGGGCGAGAGCGTAGGACCAGAAGAAGCCCTTCATGTCTGGCGTCACGCCGTTGGCGGTCAGCCAGGCGTCGATGTTCGAGCCCGGGAAGTTCTGGCTCATCAACTCGGCGTAGGTGAACGGCTTGCCGCGGTTCGGCCCGCCCCGGATGTTCTGGAGCCACTTCAAGATGCCCGTGGCCCACTCCGAGATCGACTTCTGGCGGTTGCCAGCGCCGATCATGGAGAACGCCCCGCCGGTCAGGAACGCTGCCTGCTGCTGCGCCCCGGCGTTGCCTGCATAGCCACCTATGGCACCGGCCAGTGTGCCGACGTCGGTCCCCGGGCTCATCCGCTGGGCCTCGAACACCGATCGGAAGAAGCCACCAGCACGGGGCCCGCCGCCCGCCGTGTTCGAGCCGGGCTGGAGGTTGCGCCAGTCGATGCCAGCGCCGAACGTCCCGGCGGCGTTCACCAGGTTCACGAGGTCGGCCGGGTTGCCACCGAGCACGTTGCCGAACTGACCGGCGAGCGCACCCATCATCCCCTGCGTGCTGACGCCTGCACCGAACGCCTGCTGGCCGAGGCCCGCCGAAGCGAGCAGCGCCAACTGCCGGTTGTCGCTGATGGCCGAGCGCATGAAGCGCGTCGGGAACATCAGGAAGTCCCGCATCCAGCCCTTCTCCTGGACCTTGCCGAACATCGACCCAGCGGCGTCGTAGGCGCTGCTGACGAAGCCCCCACCGCCGCCTCCGCCACCAGTACCGCTGGAACCGCCGCCGAACTTGCCGACCGCGCTGGAGATCGTGGACGACAGACCGGGCGCCGCTCCCGCCAGCTTGGTCAGCGTGGTCTGCATCTGCGCCAGCGCCGCGTTGAAGGCGTTGATCTGCGAGGTGGCCTGGCTCAGCCCCTGGATGTTGACCGACGTGCTCCCGCCGACGCTGGAGTAGTTGCGTCCCCCTGGGCCATTCGGCTCGTCCGGATCGTTAGACACGGAACTTCTCCCTCCTCCACTTGATCATCGCCAGCCAGTAGTCCCGCTGTCGGGCCGACATGTTGCGTATCTCACTCAGTTGCCACCCCGGGTAGTTGATCGAGATGTTGTCGTACACGGCGTACAACGACTTCTCGTCAGGGCTGAAACAAGTCCGCCCAGCCAAGGGGGATCGTCTGCTCCTCTCTGCACGCCACGCAGTCCACCGTCACCGTCATGTTGACGTTGGGCTGGCGGCTGACGAGTTCCGCCAGGAGAGCGTTGCGGTCGCGCAGCGGAAGGTTGCGGGCGTAGGCCATGGGGTCGAGGACCAACTGGCCGTCGACCTCCTTGATGGTGCGGCTGAGGATGATCGTGTTCTGCTCAGCCATCGTGGCGTTCTTGCGCTTGAGCGCCTCCATCTGGTCGGCGCCGATGGCCGGGCGGTACATGATCCGCTCGCCCTTGCTGGTGATGTAGTCGAACTCGGTGCGCTCGACGTCGGGGACCACCTCCATGGGGAAGTCCTCGGAGAGGATCACCGTCAACTGCTGCTGCTCGTTGCAGTTCTGGCACCGGTACAGCAACGTCTTGTGGTCGCCGTAGGTGGCTCGCACGATGCCGATGAACAACTGGTCGCGCTCGCCCAGTAGCAACTGGCCCAGGTACCCCTGCCGCTCGGTGAGCGGCAGGGCTCCCAGTTCCAGGTCACCGACTCGCACTGTCCCGAGTGCGAGCACGGTGTCGTAGATGTCGGTGATCTCCTTGACCCGGCTGATCGCCTCCTCGTCCACGCCCGTCAGTTCGCGCACCATGGCACGCTTCTGCCAGGCCCCGGAGTAGGACAGCCCCCGTGGCAACTCCACGTAGGGCTCGACGGACTCCTGGATGGTGGGCACATCGCCCACCGTCATCTGACGAGCACGATCGAGGTCGGCGACGGTCGGTTCTTCGACGTGCTGTGCAGTGGTCCCCGGCGTGGGGATCGTGTCCGTCATTTGTTACTCCAGTGATAGGCGGGTATCAGACCGGGACTTGAACAGCGTCCGTCGAGCCGAAGTAGACGCCGAAGCCCTCGTGGTGCACCGTCATCTGCTGGACGACGATGGCGTTGTCACTGGCGTTGAGGCCAGAGAAGCCGACCGAGGCGGTCCAGCAGTTGATGAACTTGTAAGCCAACACGGCTCCAGCCGTGTCGCTGGACGAGCCCGACTCGGGGCCCTCGGTGACCGGGTGACCGAGCACACGAACAACGAGGTCGTATCGGAACTCGTCGATCAGGCCCTGTGACATGCCCAACGTGCCAGCACCGTGCTGCACGCTGAACATCTTGCGAGCCAGGTTCCACAGTTGGGGCTTGTTGTAGTAGACGCCGGTTGACATCGTCAACGGCGAGAAGTCGGTCTGGCCCGGGAGCTTGTGAGGGCTGGTGTTCCATCCACCCTCTCGGTAGGCCACCATCTCGGTGTTCATCGCGATGCCCTCGACCGACATGAAGCCGAAGTCCGCGAACGGGTCGGCCTCTCCGGTCAGGATCGCCTGAACGTTGAACTTGAAGTTGCGGATCGGATCGACCCGCGCCGTGGTTGCCATGGTTCCTCCTAGGCCGCCGGGCTGATCTCGGACGTGGTGCTGCTGCCCCGGTCGAACTGCGTGATCCGGATGATCACGAACTCGGCGGGGTACTCCAGCGCCACACCGACCTCCATCCGGACCTCGCCGGACTGGATGACGGAGGGCGTGTTGAGTTGCGAGTCACACTTGATGAAGTAGGCGTCCGCTGCGGAGACACCGGCGAGTCCACCGGCCTCCCACATCGGGCGCAGGATGCGGTCAGCCGTCATGCGAAGGCCGGACCACAGGCGCTGGTCGTTGTTCTCGAAGACGGCCCACTGCGTCGACTGGCGCAGCGACTCCTTGATCGAGATCAGCGTGCGGCGCGCCGAGATGTAGCGGTCGGCGCCGTACGTCTTGCGGGTGCGGCCACCCATGACGCAGATGCCGGCGCCGACGACGGAGCGCACGACGTTGATGTTCTTGTTGTTCAGGTCCCCCATCTCGGAGTCGGTGAACTTGGTCTGCACGCCCACGGCGTTGCTGAGCCCGGCGATGACGCCGGCCGGCGCACGGAACACCCCGACCGTGGCGTCGATGCGGGCCATCATGCCCATCACGCCGCCACCCGGCGGGCAGATGAGCGTCGTACCCACTCGACGGGGATCGGGGATGATCACCCACGGGCCGTAGCTGGCCGAGTAGCTGTCACCCGTGTTGGCACCCAGCGACGTCTTGATCGTGTCGGCGTAGGCCGATGACGTGTGGCTGGGCAGCCGCGGCGGAGCGCTGTCGTTGATCACCATGACGTCCTCACGGTCCGTGAAGGACGAACCGGGCAGGGTCGTGCTGACCCATGCAGTCGCCAC